AATGTCATTACAAAGTTCCTCCTGGAGAGTACCTCGACGGGCACACCACTGAGCGATCCTTGTATACTTGCTAAGTCCGATGAGTTTCTGAGCCGCAATAATACCAATATAAGCAACGCCATTAACGGGTTGGTGATGATGGCTACACATACTGCGAAGCTCACTACGAACAACCAACATACCTTCGTAGCGGTCCTCCGAATCATTTGGAAACGCTGTTGCGTCTGGTGCTGGTTCATATCTGCCTTCCATTATTTCGTTAAAGTACATCTTAGCAAGACGCCTTGCTGTACCTTGACTGTTAGGATCATTCTCTCGATCAATCAGCAAACGATCAAGCACTAATTCAAATGCTTCTGTTGCTTCGTCGATTAGTTTTTCTTTATCACCTTCGTGTAAGAAATCACTAATGTTGTCTCCAGCCCAAAAACGTTTTCCTTCACGTTTCATTTTAAAACGAATATGATCACCTAGATATGCTTCTTGATATCCGCCGTCGCCTGCCATAGCATCTAGGGCTGTTTCTTTTTTAATGTAGACTGGTTTGCCTAAGGGTTCGTATTCGTCTTTTACGAAAGTCTTGTCGACTTGTCCATTTATGATAGGATCAGGTGTGAATTTTTCTGTCAATTAAATTTCTCCGAGTTATTGTCGTGGATGACATATTATTATAACATCTCCAGTAGATTATCGCAACTAAAGAAGTTCTTTGTTAATATATCTACCTGTTTATTTAGGCTTGGTAAGAATTTTTCATAATTTTCCATGTATTGTATAATTTTCATACAAACTTCTTTTCTGTGTACTGTATATGCTTCAAATGATTCAGTCCATTCACTTGGATATTTGAATGTATCTAAAGCCATTTCCGAATAGCTTAACCTATCCGGAACCATTGGAATAGCATCTACGAGGGCACCTTCATACCAACTAATACCTAATGTTTCTTGTAAATTAGCACTAAACACTAGTTTAGCTTCGCCTAACATATTATGGTATTCGTTTTTAGTCAGAGGATACTCCTGACAAACTTTAAATTCATATTGTGGAAGATGTTTTTTTAGATCTTCAAAAATCGGAAGTTGTTTTTCAGGAGCGATACGATGCGGGAACAAGATAAGATTGCGTTTAGGCATATTCTTATACATGAGCAAAGTATCGGCCATATATTCCATAGGCCAACCAGAACGGATATATTTTTTGCTCTCACGCATGTCTGCTTTGTCTTCAGCTTCCCAAGGATTTTCAATAAGCCCGTCATTAAGCAGATTATGATGAAACATATCGATATGGAAGTCTGTGGCAAAGTAATTATGATCTATAGCCGCAAAGAATGATTTTTCGGCATGTCTTACCCATGCCGCATTCCCTATTAATCGTCCTAAGAAGTCCTGTGGATCATAACTGCCAGCATGCCATAACGCATGAATGATTACTTTGATGCCAAGTAGTTCACTCATGTACTTTAAATTTATGATACCAGGATGCCAAGCATCAGTAAAGATAAAGTGATCGCCGGGATGAACGGCTCCGTCACAAAATAAGCGGCCCATCTGCTCAACCTGAGCAGACTTGTATATATTGGTGCCACCAAAATTAAGAAAAGCACCAGGAGTAGTGGCTGTAGGAATATCCGTAGGGCCAGATATAATTTGAACATTGTGTCCCCTTTTTTGTAACAAGGCAGGCAAGTGAGATTTCCACTGGCCTGTGTACCTTGTTTCTACTGCTTCGAGATCTACAAGAAATACCTTAGCCATGGCGTTTATTGTACGGCTTGTATCCACGATCCGTGTAGCCACGATTGTTGTCCCAACGTCTTGGAGGACGCTGACTATTTAAAAACGCACGATAATTTTCATTATCTTTATTGTACAAATGTGCGGGATTAAACTCACGCAACTCGAAACGGCAAAAATCCAAGTAGCGGTCGAGATCGTCAAAGATTTTCTCAACTTGTTGTTTCATCATGTTTCCTTTTTAATATTTGATGAATGAACCATTTTCTCCGTCTTCGGAGACCTCAATCCAAACCTCACGGTCTGGATACTTTGTGTGAATCTGAGCGTATAAATCATCGCTCATCATCTCACAACTCTTATAGTCTAGCGACAATACACCTTCGTTGCTAGAATACAGTTTTTCCAACCATCGTTTGAATTGTATAAATTCCACATCTCTGTCATTGTGGGTGACACTAAGATATACCCTAAAATGAAAAATATGGCGATGGGGATTAGCCAAAAACGATACATCATACTCATCTCCTGTTGCTAGGTTAGGATCAGTTGCGGCTGCGGGATATTTGTGAATACCTTCTTTACGGAAGGTAACCCAAATCATTTTGTGTGGACGAATGTCTTGCTTAATAATCATACTGACATCAATCCGTCTGCGAGAACTTTAATTTCGTCTCTAGTCATATGAAAGTTGTATGTGCTTGAAGAATCAACATCGCCGTCTTGATTTAGACATTCTTGAATAATGTCTACAGAAAACAATCCTTTAGGATTAATAGATTCCCAAGATTCCACACGAACTCTATATGCTGGGCTTTCTTTAATAATAATATTTTTAATATTTAGATCAGAGTGTCTCATCGCTTTAGTGCCTCCATCATAACAATTTTACCTAGAGCATCTCCGAGGTCTTGATCCTCAGTGATAACGTGCATTGAATTAAGATTACGATCTTTGTGATGATCATAACTGCGAGTTTCCACGACATAGCCACCGCTAGCTCTATAAATCTGCATACGCATACCTTCACTAGATAGTCGATCAGATTCAACAAGTTGCGGAACATCTTGTTCGTATTCGTCGTTATTCAACCAATTACGAATACGTTGTTTAAATGTAAGTTTCACTTTTTCTTTCCTAATTTTACGAGCAGGTCTAATTGTTGCTTGTTTAGAACTAACGACATTGGCATATCCCATAGTACCCATTATTTTATAATCTCATCTTTGCCATATTGATCCCAATCAGTGAAGCGATCTCTTCCTAATAGGTCCTGTAGGTTATGACACCAAACCCCAGGATTCGTTGCTTTAAAATCTTTATCGTCGATCTTTAGTGTAGCATTATATCCTAACTGTTGTATATAAGGCAATTTTACACTAATTTGCGGAATAAATCTACGTTTTTCGGTAAGACCGCTCTCTAGCAATCCTTCCGTTTCGCAGATATCAAAATCTAGTGTACACCAGAGATCATATTCGCTGTCTAGGCAAACATAGATCATATTTTCCCAAGGACGCCATGTTTCGACATCATTAACACCTTTTGTCTTAAAACTTTGATTAGCACCAAAGTAAATGTGTGTTATATGTTTAGATTGATCATTATATGATCTAGATTCTTTTACAATATCTAAAATTGTATAAGGATCGTGAACTCCGACTACGAACAAAGTTTTCATTCCGTAGGCAGGAGTCTTTTCAATCTCTACTCCTGTGAAAAATGTGATATTGTCTTTTACACCATCTTTATAATCACGTTTCATTCTTCTAATCCCGATGACTTCATTTCACGGCTCCTCATACGTTCTTGATACTCTGTTTCATGCTTATCGCAAAGAGTACGGATCCAACCACCATTACGCATCTTACCAGGGGACCCGCAAGTTTCACAGGTATTAGCCGCCCATGATTCTGCCATACGTACCATCCCAGAGATTTGATCATCTCCGCCGTCGTAATAAAAACGCAGACCTCCAAACTTTTCTTTGACCTGTACAGCAACTACTTGGGCAATAGCATCTGGAACTTCTCTCATTTCTTCTGGAGCAGCCTTGCTGTTAAATGTAATTGTCCATTGACGTTGTTTTTCTTTCCAATCGATGTGATGTTGAATGTTGCCGCAGAGGCTATCTAAGACCTGATACCAACCGTCGCCACATTCGAAACCCCAGCACATAGCAGTAGTGGTCATATCTCCATGTCTGTTCTTAAAGATCAAAGGATACTTTTTACATAGTTGTTCGTCTAGTTCTTGTTTCACCAGGTGCTCACATCAGTGATATCAACGGTAGTATCGATGTCCTTGTCGTCATCGTTGAATAGGTTGAATTTAACAACAACGGTAGGACCTATTCCGCTGTTGTTGTTTTCTTCGAGAGTAAACCACTCAACTTCTTTGAAGTGAGCAGCCATTTTAGCAAGTTTTTCAATCTGTTTTCTATTTAGAGAAAATTGATTAGGTTGATATTTTTTATCTTTCGTCATCGTCGTAATGGATAGTTTCGTGGTCATGTTCCCATTGCTTACGTTTAAGTATAGCAATTTCATCCTTTACTGTCAACTTATGTTTCTTCAAATCAGTTAATCTTTGGTCGGTAAAGTTGCCAGTTCTTTCCAAAGTTTCAATTTGCTTGTCAAGTGCCCTGTGTGCTTCTTCCAAATGTTTGATTCTATTCTCATACATTCTGAGCCTCCTGTTCGTAATAAAGTTCTTCCAATTCTTTTAGCTTTTCATCTTCTGGGTCCATAAAATCCTCCACTGCTCCAGTTTTAGCTTCTTCTTCAAACAAACTATTAAATTGATTTTTGGCAACACCGCCTTTGAGACGCATACCCATCATATTATTAAGCATTGGGCGAGCCTGTTCAATCATATCCATGGGAGTTTCACTCTTAAACAATTCTTTTACGAATCGATCAAAGTAAAGTATGTTTCTAGGCACCCAATCTGAATATTCGTCACTCATATCCGAGTCTTTGACCTTTTTCCATTCTCTCCAATCTGGATCAAATCTTGCTGTTTCAATGTCCATTAAATTGTTGGCACGTTGTACTGCTTTAATATGACAGTAAGTATTATGTGCCATCATTAGAGCATACCCAAAACTATCCCACGATGTCTTTCCTTCTTTACCTACTTTGTTTAACATTCCTGGTTTATACCAACAAATGTCTCCCTGGGTAAGTCTTCGTCCTATTTCTGATTCGAAAGGGAAGGGGATGTTAAAAGCCTGGCTAAGGGCTTTATTGTCGGGGGCTTTGTCCATGATGACTGACCAACGCTTGTTTGTGTGTTGGGCGTTGGTGTAGACAAGTCCGTGGGCTGTTGCGATAAACGGGCTGGCACAATCAAAAGATATGGTAAAGTTTTCATTGATATTTTCCCTTACTTGACGTTGAATAGAAGTTAGATAGCAGGACCAATCCAACTGGGCTGTACCTAAGAAGTGCATCCAGTTCCTATCATCTAAGAGTTTTTCGTCTCTAAGAATAATAAGGCGTTTTAGTGCGATTTCCATATCGCACATGTTCTTACCACCCATTGCCCAACCTTCAGTTGGCAAGTGTTTAACTGCTTCGTACCAAGCCTGTGCTGTTTCCCAATCGCTGCCTTGTAGCACGTTTAAAAATTTAGTTTGACCTAAGCGATTGCGGATGAAATAGTCATTGTTGTGTAAAGTTTTATCTAAACAATCATTGAAACTTTTTAAGCCAGTCTTTGGACCATGAATATGATCACATGCCCAGGTAGGCACGTCTAACAACATTGACCAATCAGCAGTAAGTTCTAACCAGTTAAGGATATTATCTCGAACTTTATTTGCGGCAGCACCTTCAAAGTTTTGCCAATCAAACTTTAACACACCTTTACCAATCTGATAACCACCAGAGTCACCAACAATAACTGTGTTAGCACGATCTCGATCTTGAATCATAGCATCTTGTGTGATGGTTTTTTCTAAATCAAGTTGTGCGTGGCCTGCTGAATACAGACCGTACTTGTAGGTAAAGTAACCTTGTTCGGGATTCAGAAAGTTCATTCCTTCAATGCCACGATCAAAGCCTTTGGGAATCCGATCATCTGGAACAAATTTATCAAATCTTTGTTTGCTGACGTATGTACTAAAAAAACAGCTAATGGCTGGCAGATATACTGCGTAGTCTTTTTGTAATGGTGTTAAATTAACTGGTGGTTGTTTCATATTCTCTCGCTAAAATTGTTGTAAGTTCTAATCTAGTCTTTGCCTGTTCTAATTGATCTAATGCTATGCGAACTGCTTCGTTATTAGAAGCTAGTTTATACCATTCATTTTCTTGATCACGCTTCTTACGTGCCCACTGTACTATATCTAGTACATCTTGATCTAGGCCTACAGTGGCATAGCTAGTGGATAGTACTAGCCAATTGGATCCGTTAAACACTTCCATCTCTGTACCGTGAATACGTAGCATACCTGTTATAGGGTTATTAGAGTTTGGACCAACATACGGTAGGGAGGTGTTGCCGCCACTGACCGTAATGCCTGTAATACCTTGTAGACCTTTAATCATTATTGTTGTTGTGCTGGAATAATGTACTTGTAAGTGGCAAGACCACTGTCTAAAGTAATCTGGATAGCACCTTCGTTACTTAATGCCATTTTAGTGTTGTTAACATCGGCGGCTTTTAAGATACTTAGAATTGGAAGTACTGGCCATGTCCAACCGCGATCAAGTTTACCTACTACATTCTGTGCGAATACAAATTCTCCGCCATGTGTCGAAGCATCGCCGAATATAAACTTTAGATTGTTCCCATCAGTCTTGGCAAGAAATGTTGGATGTTCACTATGAGCACCTGCTTGGAAGTTAAAACGTGTAACAGAAGCTACACTTGGCTCAAGCTCTACATCCCACTTAACACCACGGAACTTAACTGTTTTCATCTTTTCGTTGATGATTTCTTGATTCATAAAACGATAATCGTTTTTAAAGTCGCCATCTTTGTTTTCAAAGTGAATACCAACAGGAATAGTTTCTCCGTTGCGTTCTGCTGTAGTGATGTTTATCTTAGCGTCCTCTCTGTATTCCGGACCATCTATCAGATATTTTAATTTCTGTAGTTGCGGCATTCCGAATGTACCAATCATATCTGGATATGGATTGTGTGTGCTAGCTTCCATAATTACTGAACGATCATCAGCCATCGAAAAGATGCTTGTGCCTTCTTCTGTGCCTGTGACTTTAACTGTAGTTAAGAAGCCTAGATTTTGCGTATGTGATACGATGTCTTGTAAAATATCTTTCATTTAGAGAGTCTCCATGTATATTAAGATTATATATAGATCTTGAGAAAAAATCAACCTAGAAATCACTCAAAATCAAACAATTTGTTGAATGTATTATCCGACCTAGTTGAACTGATGTCCCATTCCAAAACACCAATAAGGTTTTCTAACTTTTCGTCAATGACAGTAGTTTCCATTTCACCGTCGGCGAAAGGCAAGTCTTTAAACCATTGGGGAAGTCTAAGTTCGTCGACGGGATAAGCTACACTGGTATAGCCCATTGGATTATCTTTGATCTTACATACGATAACTTTAGCACCATCAGTAATACTCATGCTGTATTTGTCATCGTTCATACGCTTCAAAGTATTCCAATTTAAGCTAGCTCGAACATGTCCTGGCATGTTTGCTTTGCCTTGTTTCTTTTCCTTGGCCCGATACTCAGTAATATTATTAGCACGTTTAGGGGAACCTTTTTCCCAACCAGGCCGTGTTTTAAATTCAGTTCTAAAATTAGTAATGTACTCTAGGACTTCTTCTTTAGGTACACCGTTTAGGACTTGTTCTAGCACTTGGCTTAAGAAGTCTTGAATAACAACTGGAGTATCTGAACGTTTGAGATCTAGACCCATGGCCTTGATCTTTCCCGGTTTGCCATTTACATCTGCTCGTTTACCTTCTTTATCATAATACAGTACAGCATAGCGTTTCTTAGTAATAAACAGACCTTTTGAAGCTACTAGTTCCCTACCTGCTTTGATAACTTCGCCCCGTGTTTTAGGACAATGAAACTTGTCTTGCATCATTTTAGGAAAACTAGCATTTACTTCATCTGCGATTTGATCATAGAGTTGGACTACAGTTTCTTTATTCCAAGGTAACTGACCAGATTCAATTTCTTTTTTCAACACAGGGTAAGCGGAAAAATAACAAGAATCAGTGTCGCCGTAGATTACAGCTTTTCCTTTGTAATCATACTCGCCTGTGGCTATTTCATTTATTTTACCAGCCATGTGTCTGACAATCTGTCTGCCACTGAGTGTAGTACTCTGGCCAATTCTGTTATCAAAGAATCTACAGCCTGGGTTAAGAATGGCACCGTACAAACTATTTAGGTTAATCTTTTTAACCAACTGACGTTTATCCCAGTATTCTTCTTCTACTTTATTTCCGGCAGCAATACACTCTTTGAGCTTGGCCTGCATTTCTTTACGTTCGGCGTACCAGCGTTTTAACAGTCCAGGAATAACACCTTCTTTCTCATAGGTAAAGATCGTACCATTAGCAGAAATCATCCAAGGTTGATTACTTTCAAAGATAAGATCATAGATTTGAGCACCACTTAGTGTGTCGCTGCCTCCGCCTTCCCAATCAATCGTGATTTCTTTGGCTATATTTCTTTCCATCACAAATTCGTATTCAAGACTACCAAATATACCTTCCCAAGCGGCAGCGAACGATTTTCCCTTGCCCATTTCTTGATCAATGTAATTTTTTGTATAGTCTTGACGTAGTTGCCCAACAATAGTCTCTGGACCCATGTTCAAGGCACGAATCGCTGATGGATACAGTGAGTTAATGTCAACGGAACCAATCCATTCGTGGATACCTTTCTTTGGATACGCAACATACGCACCTGCGGCTGGTTCTGAACCGGGTTCTCTTCGTATCCTATTAGGAACAATCATTCCTCTTCGATGAGCTTCGTTAATAATAGCCTGTTCAGTAACAGCTACAGCACCCATAGTTGTCTGCAACAATACAGTACATTCATGTGCCAGTTTGTTTGCAAGATCTAAAAACTTTAGTTTTTTATCTAACTTATCTAACAAGGCGGTGTCTTGTCTATTGTATTCGATAAACTTACGAAAATCATTGTTATACAGTTGATCTAATGTACCTTCGTAGACAGTTTTGTTCTCACCTATCTCCATTTCTCCGATAGCATCCAGTCGATAGGTATGTCGTTCTTCGTAGGTATATTTGCGGTACAACTCGAGACTGTCCAGATGAACACGACCAACAAAGTCATAAGTAACAGCTTGCCTTCCATATTTCTCGTACTCTCGTTTCTTTGGATATTGATCCCATAGACAGAATCTACGTGTGTCGTCTTTGCTTAATACCTTAGTTACACGATTAACGGTATAAGGAATATCAAAACCTTCTGAATTCCAACCACTTAGCACATCAGCATCTTGGATTAAATTTAAGAAGTTGTCTAATAACTCTGCTTCTGTTTCAAAAATATAAGTATTGGGAAATTCCGCTACTGCTTGTTTAGCTTCTTCTATAGTAAGAGTTTTTGGAGGTATAGCTAAACATACTAGAGTATCTAACCATTGTAGGTGTACAGCAATAGCAGTTATAGGCATGAACGCATCTTCTGGTGATGCGTAGCCACGTTCTGGATCAAAGTCTACTTCGATGTCAAAAAATGCTACATGTAATTTGGGAGAATCTTGATTTAGATAGTTATCTTCTAGACATCGATAAATTGGATTTATATCCGATTCATACAGCTTCATGCCGCTGTGTATTTTAAGTTCTTTATGTAGATCTTTAAGATTTTTACAAGTTACGCGGCTAAGTGGTTCGCCGTTAGTACTAGTATATTTGCCCTTAGGGTCTTGGAAGTAAAAGATATGTCGAGCAGGATATTCTTTAAAATGCCTATTGCCATTATCGTCTCGTTCGACGATATGGATAGTATCCTGATCGCGATTATAGAATGCGTCAACGTAACTCAAATTTTTCTCCTATGCCATTTGCGGCTGGCAAACCAAACAGATCATTTATGGCTGATCAAACCTTGTTCTTAATTACTTAGCATTCTGACTAATCCTACCGAGTCAATAGTGACCAACAATAGGTAATTAGCCAGCATGCCAAAGGAACCGCGACTATAAGCACACCCAGCGTATATAGCACACCCAGCAATCCAGATTGGGTAAAGTATAATGAGAGGTGGTGTTGGAACGGTGAGTGCCATAGTGATAGAACAGCCAATGCTAATAGCCCAAGCAACGACCTCAAGACAAAAACGAACTCTATTGCTCGAATAATCTTGTTTGATCCATGTAGCTGTTCCATTTAGAATATCTATCATTCAGGTAATCTTTTTGTAACACCTAAAATCATTTCAATTTCATCCCATTCTTCTTCATGGGATTTCCAGTTATCTTTGTGAGCAATCTTGATCGCTTTGTTAATAATGCTGGGTTTAATTTGAAGTTCGTCTGCTACTGCTTTGACTGTTTCTTTAAGACCTTCTGATAGGTCTTCAATTTCTCGAAGTACGTTTCCGCCTTCGTTGATCAATCTTTCTAGTTTGGCCTTTTCTTCAGGACCGTACATTTTTGCCATTTATTGACTCCAGTTAATAATGTATATTATATAGTCAATAAAAAAGCCAGTCAATGGTTGACTGGCTTTTGTTTACCAAAAACTGATTTAAGTAGCGTCGCTCTTGCTTAATCCAACTTGACTTAAAATCATTAATGCTAAAATACCTGGAATAATCAACCAAGCTGGGCCTCCAAAGAAACCAGCGATTGTAGCAGCAGTTCCGCCTAAGGTTCCGGCAACACTAGTTAGTTTATCTCCTAAGGTAGCATTCTTGTCCCAAGCATCAACAGGACCTAAAGTTCCCTTGCCGCTTTTTGGATCTACTTTCTTTTGACCAAAAAAGTCTTTTACAGCATCTAATGGACCTTCTTCGATAGATTCAGCAGCAGCCGGTGCTTTAACTCCTAGTGCTTTTGAAATTGCTTTAATGTTATCTAATGTGAAATCTGAAGTTTCAGCACTTGGTTTTCCTAACACTTTTTGAGCAACTGCTTTTAGTTGTGCCTGCTCTTGGCTTGAAAACTTAGGAGCAATTTTAGACATAACAAAGGACATGATTTTATTAATCATGCCCTCGTCAAGAACTTGACTTTCACTTAAGTTTTTTTTTTGAGTTTCGGTGATAACTTTATGTAAGCCCCACTCACCGCCCATTCTTTCGTAGGTAGCAGCAGCGAATGCCTGTGCTTGAACAGATTCATTGAACTTACTCTTACCTACACGCTCTGCCCATGCCCATAGATTTTTGTCCATAGGATCAATTTGGAATTGGCCGCGGCTTTCTTTAACAACTTTTAGTGCTGTACTGAAAGATAAAGATTCATTCTTCTTACCAAAGTACTTGGCCTGTTTGTCGCTCATACCTTTTTTGCCATCCTTCTTGTCGCCACCTTTGTCAGCAACGGCTTTTTTCATAGGCTCTTTCTTGTCACCGTCTTTGTCCATGTCAAGGAAGTCTGGCTTGGCTGCTTCTTTAACAGATTCGTCTTTTTTACGATTGTCAAATTTTTCGCCGTCTTTCATACCCCAAGTCTTAGCACTCTTTGGTGATTGCTTTTGTTTTGGAGCACGATCTTTCTTTTCAGCTGCTGACATTGACTTAGCATGGCTCTTTTTACCTTTGCCTGACTTGTCTTCGCTGTCCCCGCCATCATCGTAGCTTTCTGGATCACGTTCGTGTTTAATACCAGTTGCTGTTTTAGTAATTGTGCCACCTGACGCGGATTTCTTTTTGTCGCCTACTTTCATTTCTTCAGCAATAGCTTCATCGTCGAGATCAACACTTTCGGCTTTTTTCTTAGCGATCTTAGTAGCAGTGGCGTGCATAACTTCCTCGCCTTTTTTACCATAACGCTTTTCGAAGCCGCCCTTGTCTTTTTTCATAGACTTCACTACTTCTTCTTTTTTATCTTTTTCTGCTTTGGTTAATTTTTTCTCAGCAATAACAGATTCTGTTAACTGAGTAACACCTGCTAGAACACGAAGTTCTGTACCTTCGTCTAATCGAATTGGATCAGCAAGTTTTGGTGCGTCAACACCTTTTGGTGGAGCAGAAAAACTGTCCAATTTGTTGAGTATAGATTTAAAATCCATGTTCTTATCCTTGTGTCTTAAATTGTTTCCATTGGTTGACAAGATTCTCTGCTACCTCAGCAGTTAATGACTCGTCGGGCTTGTCATCTAAAGAAATGTCAGACATTTCGTCGTCCATCTTAGGTTCTTCAAACTTCTTTTGATATTCCATGTAATGTGCTACAGAATCTAGATAATCTGCTGCTTTGGTAATTTTAGCAGCTACCCATCCTTCTAAATTATCTCCGGGCTCGATCATATGGAAGATCTTAATAGCATATTCAGCAGACTTGTACAGTTCTGCCCTAGCCATAGAAGCTTCGTGGTCTTGAGGACCAAGATCGTTATCTTCATTAAACACATTGTTTTTCATAGTAGTATTTATCTTTTTACCAAAGAGCCGCCCGAAAGCAGATTTCCGCCTTTTATATCCAGGGCGTTAGGAGCAGTACCATCTTTTCGCTTTTTAGGCTGCTTTCCCTTGACATTAGGATAAGCTACTCCTACGGAAACATTAGCTGCTGATGTAGCACCTGCTGTGGCTGTTTCTTGAATAATATCTTTAATTTTCATTTAATTTCTCTAACATTACTGACCAGTGCTGTTTTTCCATACTGTGCTTTGATTAGTCTACGGGCCATCTCTTGATTCTTAGCAGTAATAGTGGTATCTATAACTTGGCTATAGCCGGTCTGCTTGACTCGTACTTTAGCAGCAAAGAATTTAAACTGACCTGTGATCTCTTCAATTCTCATAGTATTATTTATTTCTTCCGCTTTTCATGTTAGCTAGCCAATGTGCTAATTCTCTTTTACGACCGCTGCTATTTTTAGCAGTTTTGCGTAGACTGCTTACACTGGCTTTGGTATTAATGCCGTGACGTTTACTATCGCCTTTGTCCTGCGGGTTCTTACCATCAGCAAAGTTTTCTCCTACAGCTTGATCTCTATGCTTTCTATAAGGGTCCATGAAATCTTCTTCCCATGTTCCTTCTTTAACTGCCCAGGCAAAATCTATAATGCGTCCCATGCCGCCGCCTATCTCGCTAAACAGGTCGCTGAGTTTCAGCACTTCGTCGAAGGTAGCACCAGTTCCGTCCATTATTAAACTAATAATCCAATCAGGATTACCACTATCATTTTCTTCATCGTATCGGTCCCAGAGTTTAGGATTTTGTACGATTCGCTGTCCTAATCTGCCTAATTTCTTGACTAGAGCAAATTCACGGTCCATTGGCTCAGCATCCTCGCCTACGTTATATCTAGGATCAGTTTTTTGACGCTTCATGCCCTTGGGTTGTTTAGGATCAACCGGATCGATATCTGTAGTAGTTAATCCAGTTTTTTCTAAATCTTGAATATACTTGTGTTCTTCTTCTTCGTCACCAAATGATAAAATAGTACTTGGAGGTCCCTTTCCAAAATCGTGCTTGCCTAAACCCTTAAGATTAGCAATATGCATTCCTAGTTTATACCAATCGTAGACATCGCTAACATCTACTTTTACAGTACCTTTTGGCATTGTGGGTTTAGTCTCTGGACCATATGGAGGATCGTTTACGTGGCGATCTTCACCACCGGCACTGTCACCGCCAATGCCCCCATCACCGCTGTAGCCGACTGCCGTTCCATAGTAACCGTACGGTCCTGGGCCATATGCTGCCCAGCGACTACGTTTCTTTTTTCTTCTAGCTTCGTCTATATTTTCAGTTGGCGTATTAGATAAAATTTCTTTAGCATCACGTAACCCGTCTAATACTTTTTTAAGACTGTCTTCGTCTGCTTGATATTTGATAGCAATACCACCAGCAGCTTGCCACTTTCTAATGTTTACACCATAGTCGTCAATTAGTATATTAGGCACACCGTTAGTATTGGCATACATTTGTTTTTCATGTTCGAACACCCAAGCATCGGCCGGAACATTGATATGTTTGGATAACCACTCTTTTTTACCTTTGATACTACCAGCTTTATCAAAGTTTAAAGGACTACTTAGGATTTTGTATCCACCTGCAAAACTTTTTACCATTTCCAATAATTTGTTAGCTGTAGGAAATGCCGGAAGTCCTTTAAAAAGTTCATAGGCATTTGAATCCTTAAAGAATTTCTCCCACTGATCGGGCGTCATCTTATTATAATGCTCTACATTATTAATTTCACCAGCATAGTTAAATAGGTCTGCGAGAACACCGTCCATGTCAACATAGACTGTTACGCCTTTAGGTAACTGATTTAATTCTTTAGCTCGCATTAATGATCACCGTAAGGATTTATTGGACGATCTTCTTCGCCTTGTTGTTCGGGGTATACTGGATATTTGTTCATATTGAAAAACTGCTTCCGCATCCGCAGGTTGTTTGTGCGTTGGGATTTTTAATAGTAAATTGACTGCCATTGATGTCGTCTGTATAATCTATTTGAGCACCAGTTAGGTACTGCATACTCATAGCATCAATAACAACTTTCCAACGATCGCTAAGTGCTATCTCAAAGTCGTCGTCATTTTGTGCTTCGTCAAAAGTAAAACCGTAACTAAATCCTGAACACCCGCCCCCCTGAACAAATGTGCGTAACATTAGCTCTGGATTGTTTTCTTCGTTTAGCAGATCAATCACTTTAGCTTTAGCTGATTCTGTTATCTCGACCATTGATCATCTCCTACAGGTTTTTCTCCAGTCATATAAGGTAAACTGAACCATAGTTTAAACCATTCTGGTGTTCCGGGTTTTATATTGTGTTTCTTTTCTAATTGTCTTTTTTCTGTACCAGTGATGCTGATATTGCTACCACCATAGGGTTGGTAACCTTTAAATTCTTTAATACCGGCTAAACGTTTAAGGTCTTCTAAATTCATTATTCTGTTGCCGGTTCGCCGGTGATAGAAACTTCCCACTTTTTACCAGTAGTCGCAGTTTTCTTAGCAGCCCAATCTTTTAACTGATAGTAGTGTTGCCTTTCACGCTCGTCGTCTGCGTAATATCCACGGCCTTTAAATACTTTCCATTTCTTACCGTTGATATAAACGGCAAAGTTGTTAGGCGGTTCTGTATTGCCTTCATCCCAATCTTCTGGATCTCTTACTCTTTCGTCCATACTTTCACCTGTATCCATCCTGTCCCAAGCACGATTAGCAGTATCGCTATTCTTTTTAGCATACTTAGGATCAGTATCTGCTCGTTTACTTGTTACACGACCTACAGCACGTTTCTGTACTTTAGTCAGCATCTTCTGACCTTTAGCAGTATCACCGTATTCTTCTATCGTGCCTTTATGCTTTACATCACCTTGCTTTTGTGCTTTCTTTTTATCTTTGTGTGCTCCGGCACCTGAAGTCTTTTGATTTTTAGCTACAAAATTTCTAGGTTTGCTTGCTGGTATAATTTCTTTTGCTTTCATGATGATCTCTTCTGTTTAGGACCTTTACGTGTTTTCCATTTCTTATCAGTTGAGCACCAGTAGCGTCCATAGCTTTCTGAAACGCCTTCCGATATCCAAGGTTGTAATCCTTCCCTGACTGCAGAAAATACTGCTTCAACATCACCTTGTAATCCTGAAGCTAGTCCTGATTTAAATTTGTCAATGTCATTATCTATAGCAGCCTGTCTCATTTTGGTACCGCTCATGCCTTCTGCTCCCGGGGAGTCTGGATCTCTCATGCCGCTAGATTGTATTTTTAAATTTTTAATATTATAATCACTACCGTGTCGATCATTTAGAAGCTGAGTGAATTCAGGTACTCGATCTGAACCGCAGACCATGATTACTGTTTCATAGCCTTTGTCTTCTAGATACTTCATCATTTCTATAACTGTCTTAACAGATGTGTCGCCTATAGGAATATTAGGAAATGCTTTTTGTATAAAATGTAGTTTTGTATCAAACGGCAACGGATTTTCAAATCTTGTTTTGTTCTTTCCTGTAGGCTTATGAGTGTGTGATACAAATAAGAAATGAGCATCTGCTGGTTGATCCATTACAGCTTTGATTAATTTTTCGTGACCAATGGTAGGAGGATTAAGCCTACCAAAGGCAACCGCTACAGTTTTGTCTACTTGTTCAAATAGTTCTTTAAGTCTCATAATCGCCGCGTTCTAAATAATTACATTGTTCTTCGGCAAATCTTTTACAAACTGCTTCAATAACTTCGTTAGTGAAAATATCTTCTTCTATATCGGACATTTCGTATTCTGCACAGTATTTAGGAATTGCTGATTTTACAGCATTGAGATAAACATGATATTGCCCAGGTTCTCCACCTAATGCCTTATGTTTCTTAATAGCCGGAAATAAACTTTGACTTACTAGTTCGTTGTCATTGTCTATAAAAAATTTCAAATCAGATACGTAATCAATATCTGAATTACGCCTTTCGTCTTTGTTTTCTGACTCAGGGCCAAATAGTTCGAATAATCTCATTACCAACTCCTACAAGACCAGTAACGTGCTTTCCAACGTGGGCCTGGATTTTTACAATTATGTCTAGCACGGAATGATTTTCTACGTGCTGGATTTGATTTCTTAATACGCATTTTCTTATCGCCAAAGTTTACTTTGACAATATTGCCATTGGGCTTGCGTACATATACTTTTGATTTTTTAACATCGCCGGCCATCTTCTTGCCCAACGGTACTTCACGACCTTGGTACTTGGCTTCGTCTGTTTGATCTTCTTCTATATCTTCTCCCATCTTGACACAGTTGTCTACGGTCTTGCCACCTTTCTGTTTGGTGCCCATACGCTTGTAGCCTTTCCAACAGGCTTTGCCATCAACACCTTTTTGTTTTTCTTCGTTGACTACTTCGCCTTCTAAAAATGTTAAACCTTCGTTGGTCAGCATATCTAAGGCAGTGTCATCTAGCTCGATTACGATACCATCTTCTAGGATATCTACAATTTCTGTTTGAATCTCAAAATCTTCAGAAAAGCTAATACCGAACCCGTCGCCTATTTCTAAAGATTCGGAAAACCCTTTAGATTTAGCTTCTCGTTCGAGATCTGCTTTACGTTGCTCTATAGCAGACGAAATTTCAGGGTCTGATGATGCTACAGGATCTGATTCTAGATCAGCTAGGGCCTTGCGTTTAGCTTCTAGATCTCCCTGATCTTTGAGGGAAGATTCGTTGATTACATTTAATTTATTAAGAATATCTCGCATAGTATCTCTCTTTGAAGATGATACTATATTTATCGCAGACTAGAATTGATAAGAAATTGTATTAGTCCTGTATAACTAGGTTATAGACTGTGCCAATTACGTTGGAATTCTTTAATTTCAGCATCAGAAGCGTTTTTTCGCTATCTACAAGGATATATCTACGATCCCAGTTCCACCCTGTAACTAAAAACCATTGCGATACAGCGTCTGAAATAGAAACCCCATTAACGCTTTTTAACCATTTAATATACTGTGGTTTTTCACTAACATCCATTTTATGGGGTTTCATGTATACCCGCATAGTAAATTTATCTTGAGGATACTTTTTTACAAGAATGATATGTTTGTCAGATAGTTGTTGTTCGGGTTTTTGTGCGAATCTTATTTTTCCGGGCAACAGACATAGCATTGTGTTAAAAAATGCTTCGTCGCTGGTGTAAACATCGATGATATTTGTTTCTATCCTAATGTCATAGGAATTTCTGGGAACTTTTTTTAATAATCCAGTGAGGTGTACTAGATCGTCTTTGCTATTGATAATTTTACGATTGTAAGAACTATTAGGCACAAGTTTTTCGATAGTATTCTCAACATCGTCAAAAGACTTGTGCCTAATGAATGAACAGCCGTCAATGTTATAGCTGACTTTGTAAAGCCATTTTCCGTAGAATAACTTTTTAGTTGGCTGTATTGTATCATCTTTTATCAATGGAGCACCGTCTAGAATCCTTCTATGGTGTTTGAAAGCACGTTTTTCGTACTTGTCTAGCTCGTCTTCTTGCGATTTTACAACAAAATCTAGTTTGTTGTCAACCACATTAACAAATACTTTGCCTCCATTTTTCAATTCACCGAATAGTATTTTTCTACTAACAGGTGATTTGATTTCGTTATCAATTAGTCTGTTTAGCGGTCTAGCACCTAATTTGGCATTATAACCATTTTTAGCTAGCCAATCTCTAGAATCATCTGTAAGTACAATTTCTACACCTTTGTCTTTGATCTGATGATTTAGTTCACGCATAAACTTGTCTACGATAACTTTGACAGTATCCATCGATAATCCGCCAAATTTAACAATAGCATCTAAACGATTACGGAATTCAGGAGCAAAGAATTTCTTAACCGCTTTATCATCCTCGCCATCTTTGTTTAAATCGCCAAACCCAATAGTGTTTCTTTCATTATCAGCAGCACCTAAGTTTGATGTCATGATAAGAATGCTGTTACGTCCATCCGCCTGCTTACCATTACTGCCTGTAACAAAACCATTATCCATGAACTGTAACAAAATATTAGAAACATCTGGATGAGCTTTTTCGATTTCATCAAGCAATAAAACGCAGTTTGGTGTTTCCTGAAGTTTAGTAATCAGTTGTCCAGCATTATCCTCAAAGCCTACATAGCCAGGAGGAGCACCGATCAGCCTTGCCACACTGTGCTTTTCTTGATACTCACTCATATCAAATCTTACTAACGGCATTGTCATCTTTTCAGACAATGCTTTAGCAGTCTCAGTTTTACCGCAACCGGTCGGACCTACGAACAAGAAACATCCAATAGGCTTATTGGGCACTTTCATGCCTGCTTGTGCTACAAAGATTTTATCGAGCAAGTTAGAGATTGCCGATTCCTGACCAAAAACAGAATTTTTTAGATTAGCTTCTAAGTCTGACAGATTTTTAGATTCTTTTTCGCTAACTGTTTCAAACGGCATGTTAGTCATTTTACTAACTTCGAACATAACCTGTTCGATATCAACAATACTTACAGCAGTTTCAACATCATTATCTTTGATTTTATATCTAGCCGCAGAACAGTCAATAATATCAATAGCCTTATCTGGTAATTTTTTATCGGGCATATATTTGATACTCATTTTTACAGCCTGTTCAATAGCAGCATCGGTAATTTTAACACCGTGGAACTGCTCGTAATACTTTCGAATACCTTTAATAATCTTAACTGA